CCGATGAAAGAGCTGGAGGCCGCCATCCAGTCCGGTCGTTTCCATCATGACGGTAATCCGATTATGTCCTGGTGTATCAGCAATGTCGTCGGGAAAACGATGGGTGGAAATGATGACATTGTGCGCCCCATCAAGGAGCAAAAAGACAGTAAAATTGACGGGGCGGTCGCCCTGATTATGGCGATGGGCCGCGCCATCCTGCATGAAGAACCCGACTTTCTTTCCAACCTCGATCCGGATGACCTTTTAATGTTATGAAAAATTTACTGATTGATGGCACTGCGCTGGCCGGCACCGGGGCGGTGTTGGCGGGCTGTTACCTTAAGTATGGGCTGGCAAACACCCCGATCACGGCCGAGGCTGCCGACCATGACGGCCTGTTCAGTGCGGATGTGTATGTCAGCCCCGAAACGTCGATGAAACTGGCGGCGGTCTATGCCTGTATCTATGTGCTGTCCTCTTCGGTGGCGCAGATGCCGCTGCATGTCATGCGCAAGAACGGTAAGACCGTGGAAATGGCGCGGGATCACCCGGTGTTTTATCTGGTGCATGATGAGCCGAACGACTGGCAGACCAGTTACAAATGGCGGGAGCTGAAACAGCGCCATGTCCTCGGCTGGGGCAATGGTTACTCGTGGGTGAGGCGTAACCGTCGCGGGGAAGTGACCACGCTGGAAGCCTGTATGCCGTGGGAAACGACCTTACTGAACACGGGCGGGCGCTACACCTACGGGGTGTATAACGAAGACGGCAGTTTTGCCATCAGCCCGGACGACATGATCCACATCCGGGCACTCGGTAATAACCGGAAAATGGGACTCAGTCCCATCCTGCAACATGCCGAAACCATCGGGATGGGCATGAGCGGACAGAAATACACCAGTGCCTTTTTTGGCGGGAATGCGCGTCCGGCGGGGATTGTCTCCGTTAAAGGGGAAGTCAATGATAAAGGCTGGGAGCGGCTTAAGCAGGTGTGGAAAAAAGCCGCCGCCGCCCTGCGCAGTGAGGAAAATAAAACCCTGCTGCTGCCCGCAGAACTGGATTATCACGCCCTGACCGTGTCACCCGTGGATGCCCAGCTCATCGACATGCTGAAACTCAACCGCTCCATGATAGCGGGGCTGTTCAATGTGCCGGCCCACATGATTAATGACTTAGAGAAGGCGACGCTTTCCAATATTTCTGAACAGGCTATCCAGTTTGTCCGCCATACCGTGATGCCGTGGGTGGTGAACTGGGAGCAGGAACTGAATCGCCGGTTGTTTACCCGGCAGGAAAGGGCGGCGGGGTTTTATGTCCGTTTCAATCTGGCGGGACTCCTGCGCGGCACCCCGAAAGAGCGGGGTGAGTTTTACCACTTCGCCATTACGGATGGCTGGATGAGCCGCAATGAAGCCCGTGCCTTTGAGGACATGAACCCCGTGGACGGACTGGATGAAATGCTGGTGAGTGTCAACGCCGCCAATCTGCTTAACAACCCGGATCAACCCCATCCCAACCAGGAGGACAAACCCGATGAGTGACAGGGAAATGCGCTGTTACAGCGGTGAGGTGCGTACTGAAACCCCGGAGAACCAGCCGACGCGCATTGTCGGTTACGGCTCGGTGTTTAACAGCCGCTCAGAGCCGCTCTGGGGCTTTCGTGAAATCATCAAGCCCGGGGCCTTTGACGAGGTACTCCATGATGATGTGTGCGGGCTCTTTAACCATGATCCCAATTTTATTCTGGGACGCAGCGCCGCCGGGACATTAACCGTGTCCGTGGATGAGCGCGGGCTGCAATACACCATTCAGGCCCCGGACACGCAGACCATCCGCGATCTGGTGCTGGCTCCCATGCAGCGGGGGGATATTACCCAGTCTTCCTTTGCCTTTCGGGTCGCCTGTGATGGAGAGCACTGGTACGAAGATGAGGAAGGCATTGTCATCCGGGAAATCAGCCAGTTCTCCCGGCTGTTTGATGTGAGTCCGGTGACGTATCCGGCCTATCAGGCGGCCGATTCAGCCGTCCGTTCCTTGCAGGCCTGGCAGGAGGTGCGCCACAGCGGGGCACTCCGGCAGGCGATTAATCAAAAAATGGCGCGTGAGCGCATTCTGACGTTACTGAATATTTAGGATATGAGCATGAAATTACATGAACTGAAACAACGCCGTAACACCATTGCGGCGGAAATGCGTACCCTGCATGACACAATCGGGGATGCCGCGTGGACGGACGAGCAGCGCACCGAATGGAACAAGGCCAAAACCGAGCTGGACAGCATTGATGCCCAAATTCAGCGCGAGGACGAATTGCGTCACCTCGACCAGCAGCTGGTTAATCAGACTGAGCCTGAACAGCGGGGTCATCCTGCCACGCCTGAAACGGCGCTGGCTGAAAAACGGGCGGCGTCTTTCGACAAATACCTGCGTCACGGATGGGGTGAAATGACCCCCGAAGAGCGGCAGGCATTGCGTGAACTGCGGGCACAGGGCACCACCCCGGATGAAAAAGGCGGCTACACCGTCCCGGTTCAGATGCTGAACAAGGTGGTCGAGGCCATGAAAGCCTACGGCGGCATTGCCAGCGTGGCGCAAATCCTCAGCACTTCCACCGGGCAGACCATCGAATGGGCGACGGCGGACGGCACGGCGGAAGAGGGCGAGCTGCTGGGTGAAAACACGGCGGCCAGCGAAGAAGATACCCTGTTCGGCACTGAGTCACTGGGGGCGAAGAAACTGTCGTCCAAAATCATCCGGGTGTCCAATGAGCTGTTGCTGGACTCCGGCATTGATATGGAGGCCTATCTGGCGAAACGCATTGCCGAGCGCATCGGGCGTGGTGAGGCCCGGTATCTGGTGAAAGGCACGGGCACGGGCAGTCCGCAACAACCGAAAGGGCTGGAAACCTCGGTCACGGGCACGGTAGACGCGGCCACCAAGTTTAGCTGGAAAGACATGAACGCCCTGAAACATGCCCTTGATCCCGCCTACCGCAATACGGGGACGTTCCGCTGGGCCTTCAATGACAGCACACTGAAAGTCATCACCGAAATGGAGGATGCCCAGAACCGCCCGCTGTGGTTGCCCGAAATTGCCGGGGTAGTGCCTTCCACGGTATTGGGGGTGTCTTACGTGATTGATCAGGCGATTGCCGACATGGGGGCGGGTAACAAGTTCATCTATTGTGGGGACTTTAACCGCTTTATTGTCCGCCGTGTCACTTACATGACCCTGAGACGGCTGGTTGAGCGTTATGCCGATTATGACCAGACCGCGTTTCTGGCGTTCCACCGTTTCGACTGCATTCTGGAAGACACGGCGGCCATCAAGGCGCTGGTCGGCAAGGGTACAGCGTCAGCGGCGTAATTCCCTGTGATGACATTCACGCCGCGTAAAGCGGTTTTTTTGTGCCTGCGATCGGTCAGGGTCGCAGGTGTCAGGAGGCAAGATGCCTTTTCCCACCGTGGACAAACTCAAACAGCAATGCCGTATCGACAGCAACCATGACGCGGAAGATAGTTTGCTGAACACTTACGCCCGTGCTGCCATCCGGCGGGCAGAAAATTACCTGAACCGCCGTCTTTATGAAGAAGTCGTGCCGGACACTGACCCCGACGGATTGTTTGTTTCGGACGATGTGGAACTGGCGATCATGCTGACGGTGGGCTACTGGTATGAAAACCGCGAGGCGCAGACCTTACCCGCGGGCTTCAAGGCCTTGCTGGAGCCTTACCGTTATATTCCCTTGTAGGAGGTCATCATGAAGGCAGGTTCACTGCGCCATCGTATTAAACTATTTCGCCCTGTTGTGACACGGGATGATTATGGGACGGAAACCGTGACATCCGAGTATGTCAGCGAAACGTGGGCACGGGCGGAAGCGATGTCCAACCGCAAAATCCGTACCGCCGATCAGCAACAGGTGATTGAAGTACAGCGGTTCACAGTCAGGCCGAGAGCAGATATTGACACCAATTGGCTGGTTGAGCATCAGGGGCGGCTCTTTACGGTGCGCACGGTAGACCGCAACCTGCGTGACCGCGCCATTATCACTACGGAGGCGGATGTGCGTCATGATAGAGCGTGAACTCAAAGCTGATTTAGAGCGGTTAACGCTATTGCCCGTTTATCCGCTGATACTCCCGTCCACAGTGCGGGAGGGGATCACTTACCAGCGTATCTGTGACCCGAAATTCAATACCGGACTGGCGACGACGCGATTGGTCGAAGCCCGTTTTCAGATAGGCATTATTACCCTGAATGATTACACGAAGGCGATGAAACTGGAGCAAAAAATCCGTTCCGCGTGGGAATCTGTCCGGCATGGCACTATCGGGAAGTATCCGGTGCAGACGGTGACACGCGGGACACTGCATCAGGGCGCGGAAGAGCTGACCGAAAATCAGAAACGTTACCGTATTACCCGTGACTTCATTATCACCTATGCGGAGGTGCCTGATGATTAGCACGAATCTCTCCGGCCTTGAAGAACTGGGGCGTAAGTTACAGGCACTGGAAACTGACCTCCAGACTCAAATTCTGCGCAAAGCCGGGAAAGCCGCGATGGAAATCGTGAAAGAAGACATGATCGCCCATGCCGGGTATGACAAAAAGGCCAAAGGGCCACATCTGCGGGACAACATTAAGATCCGTTCGGCCAAGTCCAGGAAGTACAAGGGCGGGGTGATGATCACCGTGGGTCCCGACAAAGCTCACCGGATGAAAGCATTAGCGCAGGAAATGGGGACGATTAAACAAGTTCCTAAACCGTTTATTCGTCCGGCGCTGGACTACAACCAATCCGCCGTTTTAAAGGTGCTCGTGGCAGAAATCCGCGCGGCCCTGTCCGTTTACAGTCAATAACCCTTATTGGAGTCACACACCATGACAACATCATCACCCGAATATGCCGTCCTGCCTGTGGGTACGGTTGTGAAATTCGGCAAGCCCGGCGATACCGTTGATCAGATGAAATCCCTGATTAACTGTAAGGCACTGGGCGCGACGGGGCTTTCAGGCGGTTTTATCGACTGCACCACGCTGATAGACACCAACAAACAATTTATTTCCGATATGCCGGAAGGCCCCGAGAAATCACTGGGGTTCATTGATGATCCTGAAAACGTCGATTTTACGGCGTTCCTGAATGCGGCCCAGCGCCGCGAAACCGTCCAGTTTTACATTGGCCTGCCGAACAAGCGCACGGCGACCATGATCCTGGCGCTCTCCGGCTGGGAAATGAACGACATCAACGCGCCTGCCAGTGAAGTAATTCAAATCACGGTCAAGGGCAAACAAAACAACCTCGTCTGGGGTATCGCCACCCCCATCACTAAAGGACATTAATCATGAAAAACCTGAAAGCCGCCCTGTTAGCCCCACGCTCCCACGTGAAAGCGGTGGAGATTTTCGGTACCGCCGTCAATCTTCGCCGTATGACCGCCACTGAATTGATGGATCTGGAAGAAGCGGTGGAAAAACTCAGTGAGGCCGGCAAGGGCCGTGAAGCCTCCCGCCTGAATGTCCAGATTGTGCTGGATTGTCTGGTGGATGACAAAGGCAAGCCCATCCCGGCCGGCGATTTACCGACCGCAGAAGAACTGATGGATGCCCACGATAACGCCACGATTATTGCGGCGATTAATCTGGTGAAACGGCATTCCATCGGTACGCTGGAGGAGGCCGAAAAAAACTGACCCGGTCGCCGCTGCTGCATTTTGCGTTTACCCTCGCAGAGCAGCTCGGCGAAATAGACCCCTATCGCATCCTGTCCCTGCCCGCGTCCACGCTCAATGAGTGGCAGGCGTATTATCGGCTGAAAAACCGAACACGCCCGGGTGAAGCCCCGCCTGTTTCCGTCCCGGCTCCCCGCGATACCGAACAGGCGCAGTGTGATGCGGTCATGAAATTATTAGGTTAAATTATGGCGAATTTATCGACGTTAACCGTTGGCCTGCTGGTCAATGCCGTCTCGTTCAGGTCTCAGATTACGGAGGCCTACCGTCACGCCGGACGGGAATCGGAAAAATTTTCCGGTAAGGCGAAGTCTGACGCGAAGAAGGCAGAGTCGGCTTACCACTCGCTGGGCAAGTCGATTAAATCCGTGGGCGGTCAGTTGGCGCTGCTGTCCGGGGTGGGCTTTTCGCTGGGGTCTATTATCAATACGACCCGTAAATACGGACAGGCGCTCTCTGATCTGTCCGCCATTACGGGGGCGACGGGGGGACAGTTGAAGAAACTGGATGAAGCCGCGCAGCAGCTCGGCAGAACCACGGAATTCGGGGCAACCCGGATTGCCACCGCGCTGAAACTGATGGCCTCTGCCAAGCCGGAACTGCTGAAAAGCACGGAGGCATTGATACAGGCGACGGAGAAGTCGGTAATTCTGGCGCAGGCCTCCGGGATTGATCTGCCTAAAGCCACTAACGCGCTGGCACTTTCCCTGAATCAGTTTGGTGCCTCAGCAGAACAGGCCGATCGTTATATCAACGTATTGGCGGCAGGGGCGAAATACGGTTCATCCGAAATCAATGAAACCGCGCAGGCCATTAAAAACGGCGGCACAATGGCGGCGCAGGCCTCGGTCAGTTTTGAAGAACTGAATGCGGTGATCCAGATACTGGCCGCCGGCGGGATCAAAGGCGCAGAGGCGGGTACGGCCATCCGTAACGTCATACTGGCGCTGGAGAAATCCACGGATAAAAAACTCAAGCCGTCTGTGGTGGGGCTGGGGGCGGCACTGGATCACCTGAAAAGCAAGAAGCTGTCCACGGCAGAGGCGGCCAAATTGTTCGGGCGCGCCAATGTCAGCGCGGCCTCAAAATTAGTCGTGGGAAGAGGCAAGCTGGAGGAATTAAAGCAGTCACTGACCGGGACGCAGGTGGCGTATGAACAGGCCTCGGCCCGGGCCAATAACCTCAGTGCCGATCTGGATGTTTTAAGCAGCGCCTTTGAAGGGCTGGCGGTTAAGGTTGGGGGCAGTGCAGATGGCCCCTTGCGCTCAGGCATTCAGGGGGCGACCAGTGCGATCAATACCCTGTCAGAGAATTTCAATCTGGTGGCCAATGTTGCGTTGTACACCTTATTGCCTGTTATGGCGACTAAATTGACGGCGGGATTACGTGAAAATGTCAGCGCATGGAAAGCCACTGAAAAAGCTGCCCGAAATGTTGCGAAACAAAAAGCGGAAACTGCCAAACGTACCATTGAGCAGGCCAATGCGACCATTCGGCTCACTCAGCGTCAGGGTGAGCATATCGAAAGGATGCGGCAACTCAATGGGCAGCATGGTCTTTTCGTTAATTACGCCAAAGAATCAAAAGCCTTATATCGGCAAGAAACAGAAGCTATCAAACAAAAGGAAAGAGCGACGAGGTTGCTTGAAGCAGCCAATCGCCGGCTGTCTTTTTCATCTCGTGCGCTATCCGCCTCAATGGGGTTTGCCCGTAGTGCCTATGCCATGATGGGCGGCCCCTTGGGTGTAGTGATGCTGGCGAGTTCTGCAATACTGTATTTTAGCAACAGCGTAAAGGAAGCAAAGGTAAAAGTTGATAGTTTGAAGGGGTCATTAGTAGAGACCATTGAGCAATTACAGCAACTGTCAAAAATTAAGTTAGAAATTCGTATTGACGATCTTAAAGAGGATATACAACTCCTAGAAAGCGAACAAAAAAGACTCTATGGAGAATCAGTAAGGTTTTCTAAAGAACGTCAATCCAACATGAAAGACATACAAGGCAGTGGCTTAGGTTTTCTTGTCGATTTGTTTGATGAAAGCCCCGCTGAATATGAAAAACAACGCCGGAAGAATCAAGGGAATTTGGAGGATATTGCTAAAGATCTTGACGCGAGAAAGGCAAGCCTTAGACACGCTGAGTCCATTTTATTAAGTGGTAAACACAATCAAACACCCAAATCCGAAGGCGATAACAACAATCACAATCCATGGACAGGAGAAGGAACGGGCGGCAATGATAAAGGCGATAAAAAAGGGAAGCAGACTCTTAATCAATATCAGCAATTGCGCAAGGAAATTGAGCAAGCCCATACGACCAGCTTAGGGCGCATTATTCTCAGTGAACGAGAAATTCAGGGAAAACTCATTGAAGTCGGTAAATCAGGCTTAGTCTCTCAGAATGAATTGTTACGCTTAAAAAACCTCAATGCCGAAAACCACCAGAAGCAACGTATAGAGCTGGCAGAGAAATACGCCCCGGCAAAAGCCCTTACCCGTCAGGAAAAAGAAGCCAGTCAGGAACTCAAAGCTATTTATGATGCCCGGCTACTGACCGAGCAAGAATACTTGTCAGCCAGTAAAACGTTGTACCAGACTTCGGTCAAAGAAAAACTGGCGGAACAGGCTAAAGGGCTGGCGGCTCCCCGCCTTGATATGGCAGGGGAAGTTGATCCTGTCGTTCAGCTACAAAACCAGCTCACACAGCAAACTGCGCTGTACGATGCCTATTATCGTAATGGGCTTATCAGCAAAGAGCGCCATGAAGCGTTGGTGGCTGCGGCTACCCATAAATCCAAGGAATCGCAGTTTGCGGCTTCTAAGGAACTTTATGCTTCTCAGGGTGACTTTCAGGCCATGCAAATGAACCTGCTGGATGTGGTAGAGCAACGCACGGGTAACGCCTTAACCGGGATGCTGATGGGCACAAAGTCATTCTCTGAATCCATGAAAGAACTGTCGGCATCACTGGCGCAATCCATCATTCAGGATCTGGTTCGCATTGCGATGCAGGCACTGATCACCAAGGCGGTCTCGGGGTTTTTCGGTGGCGCGGGTGGCGGAAGTGCAACGCTGGCGAACGGTCAGGCGGTGCCCATGTTGCCCCAGAATATCAGCACGTTCGCTAAAGGGGGCGCGCTTTCCTCTCCGGGTCTCAGTGCTTACAGTGGGCAGATTGTGAGTAACCCCACCTTATTTAAATTTGCGCATGGAGCGGGGTTGATGGGGGAGGCGGGGCCAGAGGCTATTCTGCCATTAAAACGGGGGCCTGATGGTGCTCTCGGTGTTCGTGCAGCAGGCGGCACGGGTAATCAAACGACCATCAAGGTTGATATCGTAGTGCATCCAGATAAGAACAGTGAAGTGAAAACAACCCGCGGATTTGAATCAGCGGGGAAGGATATTGCGAAATTTGTCGATCAGCGATTCAAATCATTACTGCATAAAAGTTTAGGTCAGGGCGGTGATTTAAATGTGACCATCAAAGGAGGCAGAAGGTGATAAAAACATTCGATTTCCCCGCACGAGTGGGTGCCGCTGGCGAGTTTGAACCCGTGGTACGTTCCGTTCAGTTCGGTGATGGGTATAAGCAAACATCAGGCGATGGGATCAACTCACAGCGGGAAAGCTGGCCCCTGTCATTTGTGGGTGTCCTGTCAGAAATAGAGCCCATCATGGCTTTTCTGCGTGAGCATCAGGGCTGGCGTTCGTTTAAATGGCGCAATCCGTTATCTGAGCTGGGACTGTATCAGGCCGGAAAATTCAATATACAGGCCAACGGGGCTTATTTCACTTTATCCGTCACGTTCACCCGCGTTTATCATCCGTAGAAGGTTTCTCTATGACAATCAATGCCACTCTCCAGCGTCTTGAGCCGGGGAGCAAGATTCTATTGTTTTCGGTCGACGGCTCGGCCTTTGGTGGGCCAGAGCTGTATTTTCACAATCACCCCATCCCGTACACAGAAGACGAACTGGAAAACTCCGATCAGTTACCGATGAAATCTATCTGGTGGCAAGGGCAGGAGTATAAACCGTGGACTGTCAAAATTGAAGGACTGGGGGTCAGCAGTGATGGAAGTGCAGCCACACCGACGCTCAGTGTGGCCAATCTCGACGGCACTATCAGTGCCATGTGTTTAGCTTATCAGAATATGGCGCAGGCGCGTGTCACTGTTCGCATGACCTTTGCGCATTATCTGGATGCCCGAAACTTTCCCGAAGGCAACCCAGAAGCTAATCCCACGCAAGAGAAAATAGACGTCTACTATATTGACAGTAAGACGCATGAGGACAATACAGAGGTTCATTTTGTCTTGTCTTCTCCCGCTGACCTGCAAGGGATTCAAATTCCGACCCGTCAGATTCATAGTCTGTGTACGTGGTGTATGCGCGGGTTATATCGCAAATCCCCCTGCAACTATACCGGTGATCGGTATTTTGATGAGGACGGAAACCCAACAGATGATCCATCAAAAGATGCCTGCTCTGGATTATTGTCAACAGGATGTGAGCCACGCTTTGGGAAAGGGAATCAACTTCCCCACGGCGGCTTCCTCGGTTCAGCGTTAATGAGGCGGTGATATGGAAACGCTGCGTAAACATATTATCGATGCCATCATAGATCACGCACAAACCGAATACCCGAAAGAGTGTTGTGGTCTGGTTATTCAACATGGACGCAAGCAGCAATATATCCGTTGCCGAAATACCGCACCATCTCCGACAGAACAGTTCAGCATGCACCCCGAAGATTACGCCGAAGCCGAAGACGTAGGCACGATTGTTGCTATTGTCCATAGTCACCCTGACGCGACGACACAACCCAGTCAACTGGATATCGCGCAGTGTGACCTGTCGCAAGTGCCGTGGGTGATTGTCTCATGGCCGGAGGGTGACATTCGTACCATTATGCCGACTGTGGGTATAAAGCCCTTGCTGGGTCGCCCGTTCGTACACGGTATTTGGGATTGTTACGCCATTGTCCGTGACTGGTATCGGCTGGAACGTGATATTGATATCCCTGATTTTGAGCGCTCAGATGGTTGGTGGGAGCGTGGCGAAAATTTGTATATGAAGAACTATGCAGATGCTGGGTTTACTGAATGCAGCGGTGGATTACAGGTGGGTGATGTCATTATTATGCAGGTGCAGGCCAACGAACCCAATCATGCGGGCGTGTATATCGGTGATGGGCTGATGATCCACCATATGTATGGGCAGATCAGTAACCGTGTGCCTTACGATGGATATTGGCAGGAAAGAGCAATAATTGCTCTGCGTTACATAAAATGAAATTTGTTTTGTTTTTATTTTTAAATGATTACACTTCCATCATGCCAGAAAAATTAATTGAGGGTATGTATGTATAGTAAGTTAATCAATGAAATTATCTGCACTTTTGTTATAGTCGGTAATACAATACACTGACTTACCGCGTCCACTAATG